CACATCGCTGGCATTGGCAATCAATGGCGTTTCGGAAAGATCAAATGGCCCCATGAGAGCCCAAAATTCACTGATATCAAGTGAACGTGCTTTCACCTCACCAATTCCAGGTACTGTTCCAAGAATCAATTCGTGTGGATGTGCACCATCGAAATTAGTGGTCTCTAACATATCTGCACCATGAGGATGCTCACCACCCATTTCGGTTATAAATGCCATCCCTGCTTTAAGCTTAAGACCTTCATTTGTTACGATATCGCGAAGAATACGAGCAACATGTTGATGACCAGATCCTTCTCTTCCAACCTCTTTGGAGTTGGCTTTTTCTAATGTGTGTGGATGTTCTCCATCCTCCACTGTCAGTATTAATTCAATTGATCCATCGCCTAACAAAATAACGAACAAATGACGATGACGACCATCGGTCCACGTTTTAAGAAGATTCCTGGGAAGGCCATGTCCATGAACGCCGCCCTCGGCCACGCCAGACACAAAACCCTTGAGAATTTCTACAACCTGTTCTTTGTTAACCTTGGAGAGTTGGCCATATACCGGTATCTTCTTTTTTTTCTTTTTATCAGTTGCGGCCTTTAATATGGAGTCGAGTGGACTCTCCTTCTTCTCTGGTGGTTTTTGGTTTTCGTTTTTTGTTGCCATTATTGCCGTCCTTTTTTTCTCTTATCATTTTCTTGTATCTATTTGGAACATTCAACACCGTGATGAGCACATCCTCCCTGAGAAGGTAGATGTGTTCGCCGTATATTTTAATCGTTGTCCAACCAGGTTTATTGAGGACCAAGCGAAATAGGTAGCGCTTAAACGAGCCATTAAAGTCCTCCGGCTCACGACCAAGTTGGATGGCTCGATGAACCATTTTCTTGAGAACCTTTTTGCTGAAACCCTGCCTTTGCTTCGATCTCTTGTTGGCATGTTTCGTAATTCCAGGTCTACCATCCATAACTCCGTGTCTTCGAGATCAACTCTCTACGGCGTGGGTCATCCATAGTCAATTGTGATCTTGCGAACTCCTTTAGTTCACCAATGAATCCGGTGAGTTCCTTTGTTGTCAGGTGATTGTACCACTCCTTTCCCTTTTTCATGACCTTGAATGGTGTTAGGTATTTGAGGGCCTTCGGATTAATCCCGAGCTTTGCAAGAAAGTGAAAATGCCCCTCGACTACTTTCAGCATTTTATGTTTTCTTGGGCCTGGAAACCTACCCGGCTCTGTCATGGATTTACTCATTCCCCTGGCACCTTGGAATGCTGCCGCATTTCTTTCTGCTATGGTTGGGACTTTGTTTTCGTTTGCTTTCATTTTTTCTCCCTATATTAGTTGTTCAAGTGATAACGATGATCTGCAGTTTGGGTGTGCCGGTGGAGCCTGAACGCTCTCCCCTGTCTGGGCAACAAAGAATGTTTCATCGAGCTTTCTTCTCTCTCCATCGAGATCGGTACATATCTGTGTCCTGTCACCATCGGGAACCGTGACCCACACTTTTTCTGATTGTGCCGATATGAGCCCTATGTTTGCTGCTTGATCCCACATTTCCTGTTGTCCAGCATTAACGGCTCTTGTTATTTCGGTTCTTGCAATTGTTCTTGCCCTGTTTCTTTGTTGTGATGCAGCTGATTGTAAAAGCTTTTTTTCTATAGCGTCATCACTTAATGCCTTGAGATTTCTTCTTACTGTGATAGCTGAAGGTGATTTGGTCAGTCCTCTGTCTTCTAGATCAGCGAGCCTATCGATCAGTCTGGCCTTTTCATTAAGAAGAGTTAGGTGTCTGTTCATAACGATCGCTGACTGCCTATCTGTAAGCCCTACGACCTCTTGTATAACATTGGCTGCTCTTCTCGGAGTGAGTCCTTGCTCGAATGATCTTGTCACGACATTCTTAACCGCTTGTCGACCATCTGATTCCATCTGAACTATGAGATTTCCCACATTGTCATTTATGAAGTTTTGAACACCAGGACTTTTAATATCGAATCTCAATGCATCCTTTGGTGGTTTGAGTGCCTTGATCGCCACGTTGGCACCGCCCTCCATTGCAACGGATTGTGTGACAGAGAGCTTATCCAGATCGGTTGGCATTTGCTCCCATGGAATTACGTTTACGGCCTCGTCGGTTTTTTGTGCCCTGAGGTTCTCAATGAGCTTGTTCTTATCCACTCTTTTTTTGAATACCGCTATTCCGGTCGTGAGGTCGGCAACAGCAGCCGCGTCAAATCTTTCCATTGTGCCTGTAATAACTTTGGCATTCTGAACCGATTTCTTTCCGGCCCTTGAGTTTTGTTTCTGGATAAGAACTTTTTCCTGGTATTTATATGAAGTGGTGGAGGATACGAATCTCATAGATCACGACCCTCTGACTCTTTCTCGAGCCACTCAAGGAACTTCCCCTCATCCACGTCCCATGGATAAATCTTTTTTTTTATACATACGCTTCCGGCATCAATGGCCATCGGTATCACGTGCCAAAAATTCTCAAATAAAGTATAGAGAAAGCCGGCCAGGAATCTGATGACATTCATTAAGACTCCAGTGGTAAGTTCGCCTGCTTTTTAAGATGTGCTTCCATTTTTTCGCCACTTAGATCTACCCCAACCCCTGCGAGTGATGTTATGTACTTCGATAATTCTTCCAGGCTGATTGATTCAATGTCGCCAAACTCAAGCGTTGGCATCTCTTCGAGGTCCATTCCATTTAGTTGAAGGAGAAGAGGTATTGAACACCTGTTATGAATTGATGATATTGAGCTCATCCACGCACCGATTGCAGAAGCAAACAGATTCGTTTTTGAACTGTGCATGCTGAATGATCCGGCCTTGTCATGGCCAAGAAGAATGAAGTCAGCAATAACGGTTAATGCAATGTCAGTTCTGTATCTCTTTATAATATCGTCGGTCTTGAATTGCCTTGATCCGCCAGTGGTGAGAAGTTCCAGTGCATACAAGGGATTATTGTTCTTGTCGAATTTCATGGGAAACACGACGCCTTCTTGCTCGTCACGCCTGATATTTATTACAACCCTCTTAATTGCCTCAAGTGTGGCCTTTTCCTCTTGTGACGCGCTTTTGGAGAGTAAATTTGGTGGAACCTTGGCAACTGGAAGACCTGCAAGGTCACGCTCAACGCCGATTCCCTCTATGTTTTCCATTCTCTTCTTGAAGAACCATGCCCGATAAGCGTTCCTCAGGATCGATCTACCCTGTGGGTTATTCTTCTTTGTAGTTGTCCTGAAAAGAAGTATCTTCTCGATTGGTATAAAGTTTTCCTCAAATTTAGGCGCGGCTCTTTGCCAAAACCCTTGAATGTCACCATTATCGGCCAGCTTCCATCTTGTAATTGTGTCTTGGGCCCTTAGTGACATTTTATGCCAACCAACCATTCCGTCGTTAAAACGGCTGTTCGGTATTCTATCGATGGGATCCTTATTTAACTGAAGTCTTTGAAGACCGTTTCTTCTTTTGAAAGTCTGTTCCAGTGGTGCGAAACCAAAGATCAACATGGTTAATGTCTCTGAGATAACCTCTTCCCATGGCCTATCCATATCGTTCATGTTTTGTGTCACGAAATCGGCCTTGGCGATGGCATCTGGTGATTTCGATTCAAATGGTTCGACTCTCCACTTGACGTTCCTTATAAGCATTTCAATTGTGAAAAGAACGGCGCCTATTACAGCGTCATTATCGGACATCTCGGAATATACCTCATAGCCCAATTCACCCTGCAGTTCCCTGAGTCTCTCCTCAAAGATCATGCCGTTCATGTGCTTGAGTCCGGTAACCCCGATTTCCGTCATATCTAATTTTGTGGTTGTTGTATCGTCTACTGACATGTCCGCTCCTCATTGTTTTGGGTCTGATTGTCCGTTTGTTTCATCCTACGGTAAAGGGTCGTTCTGGACATTCCGAGCATTTTCGCGGTTTTTTTCAGATTGTTTTCGTAGTGCCTCAGTGCCGCCTTGATGTATTGATCCTCGGCATCCGATAGTGACACCGACTCATCATAACGATAAATAACTGATGGTTTATTCATGATAACTCCTGTCTCGAGTGTACTATTATGAAAAGCTTGTTTCAATCACATGTTCCATCCTGACTCTTGAGTCAATGATACAGGTTCAAAGGCCACGTCGTCATACTCGTCCTCAATGTAGGCAATTCCTTGGATCAATGCATCTACCCTGTCTTTGTATTTTGCCTTGGGTCCAAACGATACAATTTCCTCAATCGCATCATCCGCCCATTCTTTTATGTCGCTGTCTGGAAATAGAACATCGCGTGCTTTGAATATATAGGACCACTCAATCGCACGATCCTCTTTGGATCCTCTTGGTAACACTAATACAATTCCGGTCATCCATTTACCAAGACTGGCATGGCACGCCTTACCTGTTGCGGCTTCCTCTATCACAACATCCCTGGTTTCTTTGTGCTCTTTTTTTAATTTTGGAATTGCTTCCAGTTGTCCATCAATGTCCAGCTTTTCCCTTTTTTCTTCCATGACGTAATATTTTCCATTGGCCCTTCCCAACATGTAACCGACATCCATAGCCACACCGGTTTCACCACCTTGTGTTAAATCCCATGAATTAATTATCTTGTCGAACCTGGATGGAAGCTCCCGCCATCTTTTATCAAACCACTCTCTCTTAAAGATACTTCCCTCTCGTGGGGTTGGCCTTTGCTCAAGTTGTCCCGTCTTTTGAAATGGATTTAGTGAATTCTCAAGCTTCTTGGCGCTTTGTTCTGTATATCTATTTTTCCACAATAGCTGGCCTGGCTTTGTCCTGGGATCGTTAATTTCTCGTGGTGGTTTTTTTGCATAACTATAAATGGTTGGATCATATCTGAATGGTATTACAAGCTCATCGTAATCACCCTTTTCTTTTAAGTATCCACACAAATCGTAATCATGGACCCTCTGCATGATAATGACCCTGCAGAAAGTTTCTGGATCGTTTCCTCTGGAACTCATCTCGTTGTCCCACCAGTCAAAGACCGCTTCCCTTTTCTTCTCTGAGTCAACGCCTTTAACCTTGTGTGGATCATCGGCAATCAATATGTCGGCATTCTTTCCCGTTCCGGCTCCACCTGGCGTGGTCGATGTTCTGGTGCCACCCTTTGAGTTAGTGAAGTTAAGCTTCTCATCCTGATCTATTAGAAACGCAAATCTATTTCCCCAGTGTGCTTGATACCACTCAGATTTCATAAGTCGTCTACATTTTGTTGCATCCCTTGAGGAGAGTGATGGGTGATAAGTACCATAAATTAAATCATGCTCAGGCATGTTCAATGGTCCCCATAGCCAGGCATTCCAGCACACACTCACAATTGTCGACTTCATATGTCTTGGTGGGATATTTATGATCAGGTCTCTGATCTCACGTCTGGTAACAGCCTCTAAATGATCACATATTGAATCAATGTGCCAGTTATGTTGGTACATTCTGTTGGGCTCAATGATGTCCCAAGCTCTTTTAACGAATGTAGATAATGATTGTTCGCAGAGTTTTTTCTCTTTCAGGTATTCGAGTTCACGCTCTTTAAGTATTTCACGTCTTTTATCCATGCATTCATGATCATCTTCTGTCTGTAGTTACGCCAATAGTCAATGGTAT